AGTAGATGCATTATATGCTGTTGAATCTGAACCATTTGAATCGATAGGTGTTAATCCAGGATTAGGAATAAAAGTATGAGGACTCGTATTTGTAGCACTAACATCTTTTAGAACATCTATACTAATAGTAGTGGTTGTTGTTGCCGCAATAGCAACAGGAAGATTATAAGAAGGATCATTAGTAGATGCACTAAGATAACCACTTGGTCTAGGATATGTACTAATACCACCACCACCATGAGTACAACTAAAAGTTAAAGATTTAGGAGATAGCCTAATACTTGTTATTCCTGCACTAAAATTATGTCTACCAATTGTTAAAGTTGCAATTCCAGATGCAGGATCATAATCTGCTGCACTAACATTAAAATATTGTTTTGGAGATGCTCCGACATTTACACTAAAATTAGATGAATCAATATATGTGGTCTTCAACCATGTACCACTTGCTGGATCTATATCTTTCCGTGGATAAGTCTTAACATTTTGAGGAGCACTATCCATATCACACTTGAATGATAATGCATCATCATCAAACTTAACTAAACTCCCATCAGTAAATGCATGACCACTTAGAGTAATGGTTAATACACCTGTATCTCCATTATAAGCAGCTGAAGTAGGTTGATATGAACCATCTACAGTCATCATACCATGATCGCAAATATGGAATGTTGCAATTCCACTCAAAGGATCATAACTTCCATCTGTAGGTGTAAATTGATTTCCAGTACCCGTTACTGTAATAGAATCCTTTCTCGAACGAACATATCTATGAGGAGTTGGATTATATACATGCTTATATCCCTTAGATCCACCAACAGATGCAGTAAATGATTTAGTATCAGGAACTGTATCAATAAAATATGATTTTTGAGGATCGGGAAATATATTAGTGGTAATCCCTGCAGAAGAATCACATGTAAATGCAATTCCTGCCATTGTAATCTGATCACCTGCGGAAAATCCATGAGCACTCATTGTACTCACCGTGACTATTCCAGTAGGTTCATCATAAAGTACATTGTTTATTGTTGTTATTCCTGTCTGAGTTCCTGTAATAATTAACTTATCTGATACTAATGCAGTCTTTTCCAACACCATTCTACCATCAATAAGAATAAGTGCATCATTAGGAGGAATCTCAACATCTTTTATTACTCTAACGTCTCTAGTATTACCTGTACTTCTTGTCTCTCTTCTCTGAACAAAAGTAACTGTTGGATATGTTGTACCTATACCAACATTAGCCACTTGTGCATATAGCAATAAAGCAGAAGTTCCTGTTGGTACTTCATATAGTTCTTGCTCTCCTGGTGCAACAGGAACTAATACAGATATAAACTTATTTACTGGTGCTATTGCCATATTATCTCAATGAAAGTATTAGTGGTGTTA